CGTGATCGCTTCCGAGACAGTCTTAAAGAAAAATCGGGTCCCGTTGTTTGAGTAGTAGTTATAGGACGTCTGTGCCGCGACTGCCGCACGGACGGACACGCCGATATACGACTCGCCCGATACCGCGACAATACGCGCCTTTGCGTACTGGATATCCGTTGGTGTGAAGTCATTACGGTGTGCGTAATTAAAAGCAGACGCGCCGTTGTTCACGGTGAGCGCGTTTGACTTGATATCAAAATTTCCGTTTTGTACAGTCCACGCTCCGCTGTGCGTGGCTAGTGCAACGCCATCCGTGTCAGTGAACGACTCCGTCCCCTCACCGACCCCACTCGCAATTAAGGTGACGGCATGTAACTCAGTCTGTGCAGGCGCGGTGACCGTGATGGTGTTGGCTCCGGCTGCGAGCGTGACGGCAACCAGCTGAGATTGTGCGGGCGCGGTGACCGTGACGGTGTTGGCTCCGGCTGCGAGCGTGACGGCAACCAGCTGAGATTGTGCGGGCGCGGTGACCGTGACGGTGTTGGCTCCGGCTGCGAGCGTGACGGCAACCAGCTGAGATTGTGCAGGCGCGGTGACCGTGATGGTGTTGGCCGTCTGAGGCATCGTCAGGGCCAGCGAAGGCACTGTCGGGGCGGTGACCGTGATGGTGTTGGCTCCGGCTTCGAGGCTAGGGGCCGCAAAGACTCCTACGGCAGTCGGCGCACTGATGGTGACAATGTTGGCCGTCTGAGGCATCGTCAGAGCCAGTGAAGGCACTGTCGGCGCTGTCACTGCGACCACGTTGGCCGTCTGAGGCATGGTCAGAGCGACCCCAGGAACATCCGGCGCTGAGATGGAGACGATGTTGGCCGTCTGAGGCATCGTCAGGGCCAGCGAAGGCACTGTCGGGGCGGTGACCGTGATGGTGTTGGCTCCGGCTGAGAGCGGGCTATCGACCAACTGAGATTGTGCAGGCGCAGTGACCGTGACGGTGTTGACCGTCTGAGGCATGGTGAGATCGACCCCAGGAACATCCGGCGCTGAGATGGAGACGATGTTGGCCGTCTGGAGGAGTGCGCCGTTCACCTCTGCGTACGTGCGGCCAGCGCCGTTGTTATAAAGGAAGGTGACTTCAGTATCCGTCAGGTACCGTTTCCAGAGCCCGACCTGGTCAATGCGACCATCGAAGAACGACGTGCCGTCCCCGTTGGCACCGATTGCAAATGCGACGGTGTCGGATCCCGGTGATGCAGATTTAGCTGTAGCACTCTTCGTTCCGTTATTGACAGTGATGATGCCGTTTCCTGATACCGAGTCGAACCGCGCCACGACGAAGTACCACGTTGAAAGGGCTGGCGCACCGAAGTGTGATGCAATCGCGTTGAGTGAGGCTCCACCTCCCGCCTGCCACATCCTAAATGAGAAGCGGTCAGCCGTGTTCTGCCAGTCGATCGCATACCCAGCGCCAGTCGTGTTGTCGGTCTTTCCCGCGATCCGCATCGTGCCTGCGGGTTTGCTGTTGAGGTAGACCCACGCGCAAATCGTTTGATCAATGTCACCGGTCTGGAGGGAGGCGTTACTCGCGCGTGTCAGATATTCGGAGTTGAGTCGGGTAAACTCAGCCGCACTCCCAACTTTTCCGGTGTTCTGTGTGACCGTGTTGTTGTCGGTGAGGTGATTTTTATTGAGGTCATTACTGTCAATGCGCGTGCCGCTGGCCTCATCGAGTTCCCAGTATGAGACAAGCGAAGCTGAGAGTGGATCACGCGGGAGCGCGACGTTCCAAATGCCTGGGGACGGTGTGAGTGGCTGATTGTAGATTGAGACAGCGGGCATGTTAAGCCCCCTGGAGGTTATTTACGGTCATACCTCCTACATCAGGTGCGCCTGCTTTATAATCGATAACCCAGTAGGTTGTTCCGACGCTTGTGTAAAAACGATAGTTCCCGTCTACATCTGATACAGTAATTGCTGCCAGTATGGGGCGGTCGCCGATCATCGCAAGGAGGTACACGGTGCAGCCGCCGAGCGCAGCTCCAGCGGCATCTTTGGTCACACCTGTGATAAAGAAGTTTTGCTCAGACTCGATCGTGGGCAGAGGTAGCCCAACAGCGCGTACGGTCGGCATCGACCGGGGCACTGCTGGGACTCCTGCACTCGTACTCGGAAATGACCCCGGCATGTCTTCCCCCTTTTAGTTGCGGGAGAAAATATACACGAACTGTGGGATCATGGAGTTGACGGCACTGAGTGTCTTTCGGATCGTGATATTCCCGTTGATCGTCGCGTCCACGGATGCGGACGTGCCACCGAAGGGAATGACCTGTCCGAGACCTGTACCCGACACTATACCTCCCGCGATGTTCAGGAACCCAGCCCCGATACACGTTGAGTTGGCACCGGCTGCACCGATCGTACGGAAGACCAAATCAAACTGTATGTACCAGGCCGCGATCGTAATCGTTGACGTACCCTGTGTTAAGGATACGCCGAGTGTCGTGCCCGCTGGTCCCCACTGCGGAGTGATGATCGCTGTACCGCCTGTCAAGGAGAGCGTTCCGCCAGCGCGTACGCAATAAATCTTCCCCGCCTTCGCATCATTTGCGTAGACCGGTGTCCAGGTAATACCTGCCCAGATGTCTTCGATCGTTGTGGCTGTGAGGGTCGCTAAGTTGACTACCGGAGGATCAACAAACGGACCATCTGTAAAAAGCTGCCTTGCCATTGTTAGGTATCCTTTCGTTACGCTGTGACTTGCTTATTCACTGATTCAAGAACCAAGGCGGGGAGTTTCTGGTCAATCTCCTTCACCATCCCATCAAGCAGGTTTCGGATGTCTGCAAGATTCTGAACGGTGGGCTCGATCCCATCAATCACCATCCCCACTCCACCGGTCTTCAACACACACAAGGCAACATAAAAATGCACGTCAGAGTGATGGTAGCCATCAACTTTGATCCGTCGTTGCTGTGAGAAATCCACGTTATGTTCCTCCAAATTATGCGAGTTTCAAAACTCCACCGCTGGCCACAACGGCCCACTGGACTGTGACGTTACCACCGTTCGTCGCCGTGTCCACGAGATCGTAGAACGCGATGACGACGCGAGCGGTATCGGCACCACCAGCGTTGTCAAACAGAATGGCTCCACCGATGGTCTGCCCAGCCGCGAGAGCCGTAAACACGACATCGTCAGCGTCAAGGTACGCCATATCGTTCGTGTCATCTTCCGTGATCGTCTTGGTTGTCAAGGCGACTCGTGCGTACCCACCGACCGTGATTTCCTGGTCAATCGGATCCCCCGCGCCTACATTGTCGATGAAGTTGTGGTTGTTGTCGAAGGTGTATCCTGTGTTCACCAACATCAACCGTAGGTCGGCTGTGTCTAAGTCTAGACCAGCGCCCGCCAGCAAGAACTTCGCCCTGTTGTACACTCCGTTTGCCATGTGACTCTCCTTGTTAAGTAAAAAAGGCTAGGGCCTTGTGAACCCTAGCCCTTCTCCTAGCCCGTTGTCTGAACCGAAACTTAGATCGTGAACTCTGCCACTGGGGAGTATCCCGAGGAGGCCAATCCACCCGGTGCAGCCGGATTGTACTGTGCGCCGGACAGGACCACAGTGACTGTGTAGTCAACAGTGTCTACCGCTTGCGTCCCGATGACCTTGATGAACCGCTTCACGAGGTTGCCGTCCAACTTGAGCCGCCCGATGTAGCAGTTGTTATCAACCGCACCACTCTTTGCAGTGAACAACGCGCCAGCCACATCGACGAACAACCCACCAGTCGTTGCACAATCTTGCACCTTGACGTTGAGTGTCCCAGTGGCCGACACATCGCCCAAGGCAAGAATCACCATGGCTTCGCTGTACCCTGCGGTATCAATCTCTCGCCCTGTCTTGGCTCCACCTGCACCGACCGTCGAGCCGACTGCCTGAACCACGACTGCATTCTGCTCCAAACTTGCGTAAGCTCCCATGTGTATGTCCTCCTATGTAGACTCCGATTTTCAGACTTCCAAGATTCACCTGGAACCTTTCGATTCCAGGTGAAGATTGTCTTTCTCTTATGCTGTCAACACTGCGCTGATGTTGCTCGCCAAACAGAAGCTCTCTTTGTGTCGGACCATGACATCCACTTCTTGAACGATACGGACCCAGGTCTGATTCTTCTCGAATGCCGTCGAGGCTTCCTGTGAGGCCATGATGGTGATGCCCTGCCAGACGCCGATCAGCAACTCTGCCCAGTTCCCGAAGATCGCATAGGTGCTATCAGGGTTGGGGGCCGTGTCAATCACGATGTTGGTCGTGGCTTGATATGGGTAGCCGATCATGGCTTGCAACTGGCTCGGAGTCAGGGGGCTCATCGGGTTGCCGACGAACTCACCAAATCCATCTTCTGCAGCCGCACCCGTGCGGGACAGTGCTGCGTACTTCTTGACGCGCGGGTTGAAGGCGAACCCGAGTTTGCCTTTGAGTGAGTTAGCCAAGGCCAACTTCTCTTCCATTTCGTAGAACATCTGCCACACATGCACATACTTCGACACGGTGGAGACCGCATCATAGGTCAAGATGCCAGAGATGTTCTTGATGCCGAGGGGCTGTGCATCCGAGCCAGTCCCGAAGAGGGCCACTTTGTCGATGGCTTCTGCCATGGCAAAGGCCACATCCTGTCGGATCAAATTCTCGACCGAAGGGTTGCCCATGCGGAGCAGCCGATTGGACACCTTCACCAGCGCAGCCGCTGCGTGCGGGGTCATCTGGCTCTCACGGAGAGTCAGGTCAGACGCGGTGATGGTCGTATCTTCACCCACCCAGTACACTGTCGCCCCACCAGACTGACCTGGCATTTCGACCGGTGAACCCATTAAGCCTTCAATGACGGTCGCGCCGAGGGCTTTGGTGACGAGGTTGGCACGGAGCAACTCGATGAAATCACCGAGGGCCTGCACCGGTACGACGTACCCGCCAGCCGAATCCACTTCTGTGGACATCGTCTTGGTGATGAGATCTTTGCTGGTGTTCTGGAACACTTCTCGCTCGAAGCCTGCATTGGCCCACGACTTCGTGGCAATGGCGTTGATGGCCTTGAGCAAGGAGAACTTGGTCTTCTCGTTTTCGAGCCCAGGAAGGCTCTTACTGTTCTTGACGACTCTCACTTCCTCGAACTCGTGCTTCATCTTGACGTAATCTTCCTGCAGCGACTTGATGTCCGCCAGCAAGGCCTTGATGGTCTCGGCATCTTTTCCAGCCGAGAGTTCCAACTTGGCGTTCAGCTCTTCGAGTTTCTTCAACAGTGCGTCCATTGTGTATCCTCCTTAAAAATACAGCCAGCGGTTATCGCGTGGCCTTCTGGGTCATTGACTCAATCATCGACAACACGCGACTCTGTAGATCTCCAGTCCCCTTCACACCCAACTTATCCAACATGGGACCGAGCAGCTTCTCCATCGTCCCTGCCATCGCGGCACCCTCTTCCGCGCTCTTCGCCTGTGCGGTTCTCAAGAGCATCTCCAGGTCTGCGACACGCTGTTCGAGGAGTGCAATTTTTCCTGTATCCATTCCCATATCAGTTTCCTCGTAAGGTGGAACACTATGAGTATTTGACTCTACATGATGTGACTCAAGGAAATCAAGGGGTGCATCAAATGTTTTTTCTAGACACGCCTCCAGATCCGTGCAGGCGACCTTCCCCGACTTCACCGCGGTGATCAACGCTTTGGAATCCGCAGGAATGGCGACGACTGATAGTTCTAACAGTTCAAGTTTATTGAACTTTCTCCCGATGATCTCTTCGTTCTTGTCGAGGATCCACTCGGCCTCCAACACGCGAGCCCCGATTGACACACCTTTCAGGAACCCTCCTTTCACGAGCTTATACACCGTATCGGCAAACTCGTAGACCTCTTTTGACGCAAACTCGAGCAACATGGTGAGCTTACCGCTCTCGACACGAATGTCCACCGCGCGGGCAATAGGCAGCCCGTAATGGTCATGGGCCCACAAGATGATCGGATTCTTTTTGAAGTTGGCCAGCTCGATGCCTTCCACACTGACAATGTCGCCGGTACGATCTGCGCGGCCACTGGCGGCGATCACACGAATCTGGCGCTTCGCTTCGAGTCCTTCATCGGACGCGAACTCAATCTCCCCCAGCACCTTCCGACGAATCTGCTGCAACTCTGTGATGATATCTTTTTTATGCGCCATTGCCCTTCTCCTTTTTCTGCGCCGTCTCGCGCGTGACTGCATTCGCTGCTTCCGCATTGGGATCGACTGGAGGCACCGGCATCAACACCACACCCTCCTGATCAATTCGATTCGCGTTGTTCATCACGTAGGACGTGTCTCCGTGTTTCTGACTCGGCATGTACAGCTTGAAGCGGTCGTTCAGCACGTTGATGGGGTAGCCCATCTGCCACAGCTTGTACATCATCTCCACTTTTTCGGCGACGTCCCCTTGCAGGGCTTCAATCTGCGACGTATCGAAGTCTGCAAACACCTTGCCCGTACTGGTGACGCTGAACAACTGCGTCCACATGACGTACTCGATCAACTTCATTTTCGGCAGCAGCGTCTTGACCCAGAACTCTCGGGCCTGCACCTTCGCCACCGCAAAGTTCACATCATCCCAAATACCCAACTCAAGCTTCGGCACTTTGAAGCACGCGAGAATTTCATCTCGGTTCCACTTCTTCTGATTGAGAAACTCCATATCCTTCTGCGACGGCACGAGCTGCTTGTATTTTGCGCCCCCCTCGAGGATCGCCAGCGTGTGCGACTTACTCACCCCTTGGTGATGATCCATAAATTGCTGCCGCATGCGGTTAAACGAATCTTCCGTCATCTCGTCTTCCACCTCGACGACGCCACCAGGCAGGGCTGAGTTCTTGAAGAACGCTTTGTTGTACTGCGAGGCGAGGGTGTCTTGGTCAATGCCCAGTTGCGCGGCGGCCAGTGGGGCCAAGCCTCGTAGCCGGTCATACGGATTGAAGAGCTTGAAGAAGCAGACCTCCCACTTCTCGAACGGGAGTGTTTTCTTTTCCCCGTCTGGGTAGACCACCTCAACCGTCCAGCCCAGGAGTCGCCCCTTCTTGTCCAGGCGGGCCTCAAACTGCGTGCCGTTGTAGGGCTCAATCATCTTGGGCATGGCCGTGGGCTCTGTCCGGTCGAGCACCCACATACACTCCCCGTAATGCAGGAGGTACACAATCGTCGCTTCAAACAGCTGTTGCTGCCCCATCAACTCGTTGGGTTTCTCGAACAGCGTGATCCACGGGGCCGCGTCTCGATCTGAGGCTTTCTTGTCTCGGGAGTTCTTCCAGGCCAGGGGGGTCTGTGAAATGTTCATGGCCACCGACTCAATGGCCCCACGCACCCAGGCGTGGACTTCATACGGGTTGGTAATCTCCGTCCCGAGGGTCTGGGTCAAGGTCCGTGAGGTGCCTTGAAACATCCACTGGTTCGTGCCCATGCTGTGAATAAGGGGAATACTCTTGGTCAGACGCGCCCACCAACTCTGCTTCGGCTTCTTACCCATACAGGAACCTCACTCGTGCTTGCCGTCGTTCAATAATCAGCCACGTCAGACAGAAGACCAGTGCATCGACTCTGTCCGGAGACTCACCCTTCCTCGCCATCTCTTCAGGATTGAAGGTGACCATCTGCTCTTCCAGTTTCTCGAAGTACTCCGTGTGAAACACACGATGCTGCTCGTACAACGCGCTACAGGGCTCCGCACGCAGGCGCTTGCCGCGTGAGGAGTGGAGCTTTTGAAACGGAATGTGCTGCCCACCTTTGGCGTGACGTAGCGTATGTTCCACTAAGTCACCACCATTATTGACTTCTCCTAGTACTTTATCCGCTTTCCATTCTTTATACAAGCGGACGACGATGTCCGCCCACTCGTTCGGCTTGTAGTGCCCACTGGCATCGGCCAGCACATCGGCGTTCTTGCCGTCGTTGTACGACCCACACACGATAATACCGGTCTCGTCTGACCCTTCTCCGGAGCTGACGGCAGGGTCGACCGCGATACAGACCCGATCATAGGCGTCCAACTTCATGGGCCCACTCCGGCGCATGATGTGCTCCTCACTGAAGAGCGCCCCTTCGACGGTGTCAAGGTAGAGGCCTTCAATCTCCTGCTTCCCGAGGCGCGTGCCTTGGTAGCGGTCAACGATGGCATGGATAAAGGAGGTCGGGAGGTTGGCCTGATTGTCCAGCGTGGACCCACCCACACGCACGAGGTTCCGGAGTTTCATCACACGCTTCAGAAATGGGGTTGGCTTCGGGGTCGTGGTGATGATCGTGCGTGGATGTGGCCCAAGGCGCATCCCAAATTGGGCTAAGTCCCAGGTATCGGGCTGGGCCCAACTGGCCAGCTCATCCGCCCAACAAATCTCGTGCTGCGGGCCTCGTAGCCGGTCGGGCTCCTCTGCGGAGTACAGGGTGGCGATGGCTCCATTCGGCCAAATCAGCCGACGCTTTGAGGGTTCGTACTTCGGACGGTTGTCCTCCGTGCTGATCTCCACGAGCCCGCTCTCACCGAGACACGAGACATCGCGCACGTCAGCCGCGGTCGCCCCGATCAGTGCTACGCGTCTCACGTCGTGGTGCTCGACCTGATCACGCACCCACTCCGCGCCTGCTCGGGTTTTTCCGAACCCTCTTCCCGCGAGGATGAGAAAGTAATCCCAGAGGTCGTCCTCAGGTGGAAGCTGGTTGTCTCGTGCCCAGAGCAGCCATAACTTCTTGGAGTGGGCTCGCTCCTCGTCCGTCATGCCCGCTAGCAGCTCGTTTCTCTGCTGCACGGTCAATTGCGTCCGCGAGTTTATCACGCACAGACTGTCGTTCTTTTCGCTCGTCATCTCCGACATTCTTGCTCTCCGTTCGTTCGGTCTGCTCGAGGTACTGCTTGCCCAGGTGGACCAGCATCCGCTCGCTGCCCATGGCGGCGGAATCCCACTGCATCAAGCGGAGCCGCGCTTTCGCTCGTTCCCGCCCTCGGGCCCATGCGCCTTGCAGGGACTCACTGGAATTGAACTGGGCTTTCGTCAGGCCGGTGATGGCAATGACTTCGACAGGGTCGCACATGAGTGAGCCCAACCGCTCGACAATCGCCAGGTCCCGTTCAGTCGGGATCAGGGGGTCGTCGAGCGAGCAGATATCCATCGCGTAGACGCGCTCGGTCATGGGCATCTGAAATTCAGGTGGAAGGATGACGTTCACCCGCTCCAGCGGGCG